TTGCCACCGTTGTTCCGTCAATGCTAAACACAATGCGTGTTCCCGATGCTGACACGTCAATACGGAACACCGAATAGGGTTCCCCGGATGTCAATGCAACCGCGGCAACGTTTGTTTGTGTCAATATCTCAACCGAATTGTTGCGCGTTGCGCATTGCCATTTCCCCGAATTTGCTCCGTGCGAATATCGGAAATAATGGCCGTCGGTTGAATCACCCGTGCCGGAATCCATGAACCCGAACCGCACCGTGAACGTTTGGCTAGCATCGGACAAATTCAACAACCCGGCGCGTGATTCAAACGTGTACCGTGTTGACCCGAACCATAACCCATCAACGTGCGACAACACCGCAATTCGGCCCGTTGACGTGTTGCCCGTTGACAATGAGATTGTTCCGATGGTTTTGTCTGACACCGCCGCGCCGGATTGCAACACCGCGCCACCCGATGCGGTTTGCGAACCCCACGCCACGGTTGTTGACAAATGATCGTCAAACAAAACCGATGCGGTGCGGCGTGTTGCGCCGGGCGCGGAATCGTTGGGAATGCGCGGCGTGAAACTCAAACCAACACCTCCTGACCAATCGCGGATTTGCGCGTGTGTATTTGGATATCAACGCGACATTCAGCACCCGTAACCGTTGTAACCTCAACGCGAACATATCGTCCGACATGCGCAACCAATCCCGTTGTCCGATCCGCGCTGTTGAATCGCAAATTGGTTGTGAAATCAACCCACGGCCCGGTGAGCGCATTGGCATAATGAATGTGCGCCACCGCGGTTGACCATGAACCCGTAACCAATTCAACCGTGATGTTGAACACATCATCGGTTCCCATGTCAACAAACACCAACCGTTCCCCCAAATCGCGCATCCAACCAAAGCGGTTCAAATCACATGCGGTGAATTGATAATCCATTCAAACCTCCCCCATGTCCGGCGCGGTTGGTGTTCCCGTTCCCGGTTGCGTTGGCGTTGCGGGTGGTTCAACAATTCCAACGTTGCCGCCCTGCGATGCCATCAACATTGCCTGACTGATTCCATAACGTGCCAACGGCGCACCGCATGCGATCAACGCGGGCGGTTCAATGAATTCCCAACGCACTTTGTTCAGCACCAACACGCCGATGATTGAACAACCAACCAACCGTTGTGAATCCAATTCCATTGATCCAACAAACAACCGCGTTTGCGGCAATTGTTTATCCATGCGGATCACGCCCTGTTTTGGGATGTGCGCATCGATATCGTATGTGACGGATTCCGCGGTGTAAAAACCGTCGGCGTTGCGATCACCGCGCACCGCAACGATGCGGCCGACAATCACCACCGGCGTTGAATCCAATGTGTTTTGAATCGTCATCATAAGTTTGGCATTCCCGGCAACGCACGCCATCCCAACGGATCAACAAACAATTCAGACCATTCAATGCAACGCGGCGACAACGCTACGTTTTCGTTTGCGATCAAATCCAAACGATAATACGGGAACCGCAACAAAACGCCGCCATCCTGATCCGGAACCGCGCCCTGTGTCAACGGGATGTAGGCCGTTTGATCCATCACCGCCAAACGTGCTTCACCAAACGGAATGAATTGCGTTTGCCCGTCGGCTGGCATATATGTTCCCTGATCCCATTCCCATGTGTATGTGATCACAAACCGCGTTTGGTCTTTGGAATCCTGTTGAACATCCGCGCCGATGAAATGATACCGTTGACCCTGAATGACATGCACGTTATCTTCCTGCTCCGCAATGATGTCCAAATTGCGCGTGTTCGATGTTTGATATTCCACTTTCAACGTGCGGCGCACGCGGCGTTCCGTAACTTTGCGAACGCCCGCACGCCAAATCGGAACACGGTTTCCCGTGTCCTCATTCGTTGCGGGCAATATTGTTTCAACCCAACACCACGGAATTTCAACCTCAACCTTTGCCTGCGACCAACCGAAAAACGGTTCCGCCGGAATCGTGTTTGGATCGGTTTGCCGTCGGCCACCTTTGAACGTGGAATATGTTGCGTTTATGATGTAATGCGAACCACCGCCGCGGCCCTCAATATCGATGCGATCCAACACCAAACCGAAATCTGTTGCGCCGGGGAATTGCCGTGAATCCGGGTATTCCTCAAACGCAACACGCGCCGAATGTTCATTGGCCGCGTTGAGACAAATAAACGTTCGCGATGCCGCAACGGTTCCGTTGACATCGCGTGTGTATTTGCGTCCGTCTATTTTTTCGGTAATGGTTGCCATTATCGACCATCTCCGGTTTTCTGTATCAACACTTCCAACAATCCGCCCAACCGATTGATGCCAACCTCAATGTTGCCCGCGTTGAACAACGAATTGATTTCACCGCGCAATTGTGAAAACTGTTCCGCCATTTGTTGCATTTGTTGGCGCACCACGTCGGCATCGGCCTTCTGTTTTTCCGCGGCCTCACGATCAATGTTTGCCAACGCCTGCGTGTGCGTTTGTCGCAACAAATCCAATTTTTGATTCAACGCCACTTTGGTTGCGTGATCGGTTTCGGCCGCGATTTCCTGCTCCAATTTGCGTTTGCGCGTTTGGAATTCGGCCTCAGCCTTTTGGCGCGGATCGGTGATCAACGCGTTTCGTGCGGCCTCATTTTCTTCCCGCAAATTGTTCAAACGATTTTGATACGTTTCATCGTCGCGCTTTTTCTGTTCAGCGGACGCCTCAATTTCCGCGTCCTCTTTTTCCTGTTGTGCTTTGGTGATTGCGTCCTGTTGGTTTCGATATTCGGCATATAGGAATTGCTTTTGCTCTTCCAATTGCGCACGTGCTGCATCGCTGTTTTCGGCCACAATCCGTTTGTTCAATTCACCGATGCGTTGCCGAAATTGCAAATCCAATTTGTTGGATTCGTTTTCGGTCGATGCGATTTGCGCCCGCATCGTTTCGTTTTTCAACATCTCAACGCGTTCTGATTCGGCCGCCTCTTTTTGGCGTTGCGCCATGGCGTTTGCGGCCTTTAGGTTTTCGGTCAACCGCGGCAACAATTCCTGTTGCCGTTGTTTCAATTTCTCAATCGATTGACCCTCAACCACCATCAAACGAACGGCCTCACGCCGTTCATCAACGTTGATTGCGTCTAGGTTGAATGGATCGGATTTCAAATCCTCCATCTTTTGCAACAACGCCATTTGTTGCGCGATTTTGTCTAACTCTTCCTGATACGCTTTTGCGCGTTCCGCGGGCGCGGTCATCGTCAACGAATCGGAGAAGTTTTGCGCGGCCTCTTTTCCGCCGGTCAATTGGTTGTTGATGATGGTTCCAATTGCGTTGCCCAACGCGTATGCGTCGTTGGCAACCTGTTTGAAAATTGCCAATTTGCCAAACGTTGAAAACAGTTTGGTGGCCTCTTTCAAATCACCGTTGAAAAATTTCATGAACCCGTTTGGCCCACCAACCGCCTCACCCTCGGTTGCGATTTGTTCAACCGCGTTGGCCGTTTGTTGCGCCGCGACCGTCGCCTCCTTTTGCGCGGTCACGCCCTGCTTTTTCCAATTGGCAATCGACTGCTCATCCGTCAATTGTTGTTTGCGTAATTGGAACAAACGCCGCTGATATCGTTCCTCTTCACTTAGCGTATCAACCTGCTTTTGGCCCGTGCGGTTGATGATTTCTTCTAATAATTTGCGGCCGTCCAATTCCGCACCAACCAACGCAACCAATTCCGCCGCGGCATCGCGCCGGAATTGATCCATTGCACCGCCACCCGGCGCGGCCGATGCCTCAATGGTTTTGGCCTGATCCTGAACGGATTGTTTGGCCGCGGCCATGCCCGCATCCAATTTGGACGTGTCAACGCCCAATTCGATGTTTGCCGCACCGATGGTTCCGCCGCCACCCGTTGCCATTTCGCCCCCGCTGTTATGTCACGGTGAATGTGGTTGCGTCATTCAAACGCAATTGACCGGACACTTTGATTGGTTGACCGGGTGAAACCTCAATAGATAACGATTTGAGATAGGCCGCGGATGTGTATGCGTGCGTTGTCCCACCAACAAACGTGTTGAACACAACCTGCACATCCGGCACACCATCCGCGTTGGTGTCCCAATCCGGCGCACCAATCGTTCCCGTTGTCGCACGAATCAACGGTGGCAACGTTGCCCCAACGGTTTCGGTCAATGATCCCGTGCCGTTGAACGTGTATGCAATGGCCTGTTTTTCAGGTTTGCGAATCGGGTTTGAAATTTGCGTGACAAACGCGGAACCGCTGAACGCCGGATCGGACGCGCCATCTTCCGTAACTTTCAACGTCATTGTTGCGGCCGATGCGTGCAATGCCGACGGCAACCGATACGTTGCGGTTGTGTTGTCGTTCACCGCGTGCGCGGTGTATGAACCCGTCCATTCGTATACACCACTCGGCATGTAACGTTTGGCCGTCGGTGCGGTCGCGTTGAACGCGGTGATTTCGATTTCTCCGAAATCGATATCCAATTTCCAATCTTGAACGTATTGAGCATACCCCAACGACGAACCCCACGACACCAAACCGCTGTTGCCCGTGCGCGGCGCGGTCTTCGGATAATGTCCCGAAAACGACATCGTGCCGGATTGCAAACCCATCATGCGCTCAACACCCGCGCCCGATCCGGACAATTCGGTGATGTCGAACGATTCGTTTTCGATGGCGTATGTGACTTCCTGAATTTTCAGCGCGGTAACCAACAACCGATTCAAATCGGTTGCGGATGTCACGCTCGCCAATGTCGATGTTGAACCCGTAATGATGTATGGCATTTCTAATTCCTCACACGTTCACGGCCTGATTTCCAACCCGGCCCGCGAACGTCACGGTTGCCGTGTTCACCTGCAACGATTCCCCGGGCGCGATGTCCGAACCAACCAACGTCCAACGTTCCGACGTTGCGCCCTGCACGTTGGTTGTCCCGACATTCGGCAACACCAACAAATGATTGTGGAACCCATATGTTGGGGTTGATCGGTTGCCGCTGGCAATCATTGAATCACCAATCAACCGATCAACCAACACTTCGATTCGATCCAACCCGCGTGCGTCCTCATCATAAACCGAAAACGTCAAATTGCACGAACCCTCAATGCCCGTAAAATTGTTGTCGGCCGTCCACGTGATCCCGTAGACAATGAACGGGAACACCAACGCGGAAGGGTTGCCGCGGTTGAACGCGACACCGCCCGCACATGCGGCCGTCCACGCCCCGCCGGAATACAACGTAGAATCGGCCTGAATCCGCGACAACACCGCACGCGCAATCACCGCACCGTTCAATCAACCCCCCGAATCTTTGCCGTGAATCCGGCGCGTTTGAAACCCTCATTCACACCGCGGATGAACGATTGACGCACCGCGGGGTTGTTCATCGACCATTTCAACGCCGGGGCCATGAATGGCCGTTTGGGCATGTTCACCGTTGGTTTCAGCACAAACACCGGAAGATCGGAACGCGACAACACAACGCGTTTGCCGTCCGGCATTGTGACATATTGACGCGACCGGACGCGATCAACACCAACCGCCATCAAATTGCCGCGTTTGGATTTGAATATGCGGAACGGCCCAACCTGTCGCAATGATTGGGTTCCAATTTTGAGATTCAATTCTTTGGCCTGATCATTGACCGCAACGCGCAAAAACTTTTTCGTTGTCGGCCTCAACGTCCCACCGAATTCGTGCAACGCACCATATTTGATGGTTGATCCGATTCGCGCCACAATCGGCGTGCGCATGTTGTACGTGATTGAATCGCGCAACGCGCCCGATTTTTTCGCGGGTGGCGTGAACATCACCGATGGTGTGTATTTGCCCTTTGCCGGGAAACTTTCCTGAACGTATCGCACAACCCGTTCCGCCATTCGTTGCACGCCCAACCCCGATGCGTTTTTGGTCGCATCGATGAACGGTTGCCATTGTGCAAAATCGAACGTTGGCATTTAGGTTTCCCGAAACACGTTCAATTGAAACACGCGCCCGGCGGAACACAAATTGAGCGGTTCACCGTTGACCTGATAAACCACACCGTCAACGGTCAACGTCGCAATGTGGTTCACGATTGAACCCGTGTTGGTTCCCGTTGATGTTGTCGGAGCCAAAAATATCGTGATTTGTGTCGATCCCGTTTCGCGTTTGTATATCGCGGAATCCGATGAACCAGACGGTTGAACGAAACAACGCACGGTGTACGTGGTCGATGCCGTCAATTCAAACGCGCCCGATGTTTCCTGCCCGGCGGTGCGTGTTGTCACCGTTGCGGTTTGTTGCAACATGCCCCACGGAATCGGCATCGATGCGCCGGGTATCGGCATATCAAATCACCCCCGCGCCGCGGAACGTGCTGAACAAATGCATTTGCGCACGTGCGGCCTCATCCGGTGTTGCATACGTCACCGAATACGCGCCAACCGATTGCGACCGCAACGCGGAATCACGGCCCACGGATGAATATAACCCATCAACCATTCGATATATTGCGCCCTTCACATCCGCCGCGGGCGCGGCCGAAATGTACACCACGCGTACGCGATTCCATCGCGGAACCCAACCCCAATTTGAAAACACTTCCCGATCCGCATCGGCATCACGCACAACGCGCCCGTTTTGCGTTCCATTATATGTCACAATTCCGAACCGCAAATCAACGCGGTAGGTTGTCGAATCAATCGCGGAACCCAACGTGTTGTCGTCATTTATCGGCGTGATCGATGTCACCGATGTCAACGGGAATTCACGCAACGGCAATTCCCCGGAATCGGAAATATAATCTTCCGTCCGCGTTGCTGATTCAAACCCGTTGGACAAATCGCGGTCACACATGCGGCGCAATGCCGCGTGAGCCTCATCAATGATGTTTTGCAAACGGGTATCGTCCGCGGTTCCGGTGATGCCCGCGTGCGTTTTGTATTCCGCCAACGTCACGATTGCCACGGTTCACCCTCCGATCACGCAAACGGTGCGTAGGCCATCGGAACGTAATTGATGAACGCAATTTCCAATTGCACGGTTGAACCCGTACCCGCAATGGTGGCCGCGGCGCGTGATGTCAACGGCAACACCCACGAACACCCGCGCAAATCAAAACCGCAACCCATAGCCAAATTGGTCCCCGACGCATCGCCCACAATGGTGGAATATTTGTAAACAGCATCGCGGATGTTATTTGTTCCGTCTATGCTGAATTCGCTTCCTGTTGTCGATTGTGCCGCCGAATCAATCCGCGCAAATCTCATCGTTCCATCGTTTGCAAATGCGCCCGTTGATTCGGTGTAGCCGGATTCCGGCCCGTACACACCGTACAAACAAACCTGCGGCGCGGTGGTTATTCCCGTGATGCCGACGGAATAACGTAGACGCGCCAACACGCGATTTGCCCACGGTGGCACGCGGCATGGTTTCACCGCGCTGTTGGAATATGTCGCGGGTGTGTTCAGCACCGTTGACGTTTGCGCGGTTGCCGTCAAATCCGAATGAACAACAACCCAATCGGTTTGAGCATATCCGGCATAGCACACCGGGCCGCCCGTGATGTCCCCGCCAATTCGCACGCCCGCGCCCATGTGATTCCCCTATGTTGCAATGTGAAACGTTGAACGAATCCCGTGCCGCGATTCTCACCGCGGCAACGGGCGAAAGAAAGGGAATGGTTCACACAATCAATTGTTCATCAATGCCACGTTCGGTGGCCGATGTCGGCGTGACTTCCGCACGGCTCAGGATGCCAATTGCGGAAATCAACGTCGCGCCCGCGCCAGCGGTCGCAACAATCGAAATGAATCGTTTACGTTTGCGCAAATCCACAAACGCAACCAACACGTCATTGTCACCCGCCGCGGCCGTCGGCGCGGTGAACGCACCGCCCGTGAAATCGGCCTCACCGGATCCGGTGACATCGGATTCCTGCAATTTCAGCGCGGTCATGTTGGCCGCGACGTTGCCCAATTGCACGATGACGGTGAGATAATCATAACCCAACGTGTCAACCTCAACATCGGTGGCGGTCGCGCCCGTGTTGTCAATTGGCACAATCATCTTTTGAAACTTCACATTTTGCATATCAATCATGGCTGAAATCCTTTCATGGAATTACGATGTGGCGAGACACACAACCGCGCCCGGCACGCGTGCCGATGCTGTGGCCGATGCGTTGCCGACATCGTGAACGGTGATGCCGAAACGGTTGACACCGCGGAACGATGTGACATCGGATTGGAAACCAACCGATGCATCGGACGCAATTTGCATTCCACCGCCAACCTGAATGGCCTTTGCGGCCAAATTGAACGCACCATATAACGCGCAAATTTGCGTTCCGGCCGACACACGCGGCATGACCTGACTAAACACAACGGGTGCGCCAAGGAAAATCGGTTGACGAATTCCGTTTGCAATCTCAATGGATGTGACACCGCCAGCGGCCAACGCCAAACGCGCCATCACATTCCAATAAAATTCCTTATGCACAACCCACACCGGGTTTGCGGTGTCGGTGTAACTCGGCGCACGGCCAACGACGGCCTCAAAATCGGCCAATGCCAACGTTGCGTAGGTTGAACCCGAACCGACAACATAACCCGCGATGTTTGCAACCGTTCCCGAAAGGCTCGCAATCTTTGAACGGAATCCGGTGTGGCCACCATACGTGGACGTCCCGTCACCGTTGAAAACGGCCTCGTCCTCTTTGTCGGCCATGGCGTATGCGTGTTCACGCGCAACGAAATCCGCAAATGAGATAGCCGAATCATTCAACAATTCGTTTGAAACCTGCGTGAACGCGGTCATCTTATTTGCGACAACCTGAACGTTGTTCAGCGTCGGATCAGATGCCGTGATGCTACCGGCCTCACCGGGCCAATAAACCGTGACACCACCCGTGCGCCGCGGCATTTGCACAACATCCGAACCAACCGTCATCACGTCCAACACCTGACGCGCCGCGCCGCGGGTTTCGCGCAATTCGATCAATTGCGGCACGAAGATATCCGGAACCGTCGCACCGCCCAACGTGTTAGTGGTGGTGATTCCGGCCTTTGCGACGATGTGCCGATCGTCCGCGGTCGCAACCTGCGGCATAACCGCACACTTCACCCACGCGCCGAACAATTCTGCCTCGTCGGATGAACCAAACGCGGTGCGCTTCAACCCGGCATAATCGCGGCCTGATTTGGCCTCACGATCATACTTTTTGCGGGTGGCGTTGCCAATCGCAAACGTTGCGGGTGATTCGTTCGCATCGTTCATCGTCGCGGTGTGAACCGCGGCCGCGCCGCGTGCGCGGGATTTGATGCGTTCAACCTCAACCGCGATTTCGTCAACGCGTTCATCGGTCACGTTGATTTCACGGACGGGGCGGGCTTTGTGCGCCTCGATCACATCAACGGTGTTGCCGTTGTGTTTGATCACGATGTTGTTTGACTTCACAAACGCGGCAACCGCGGCCGCGTCATCCGTCGGCCCGGTGTACCCTTCGGCCGCAACGGCCTTCACAATCATGTTCCAATTCATTGGTGCAACCCTCAACACGTTTCATGTTCGCGCCGGGTTGCGGTTGCCGTCGGAACATTCGGACGGCAACGGGTGACGGGGCCAACGATTCAAATAATAATCACCGTTTTAGCGGGTGCAACGTCCGCGGCCTGCGGTGTCATGTCCGATTGACACGCGCCGTTCATCGGCATGGCGGTATAGGAAACTTCCAACAACCGCCATTGACGGTGAATCATCCGCGCATCGGGGAACGCCTTTTGTTCATCGGGCGTTGGTGGCCCGTAGTCCACGGCCTCAAATCCGATTGATTGCCCGATGTTCCCAGCACGCGCCAACGCCTCAATTTGATTCCGCAACGGGTTGTCCGGGTTTTGAATCAGCACCGATTCAACGATCACACCCGATGTGTCAATGATCATGTTGCGCAATTTTCCAACGGCCGACATCGCTGAATATTCGTGATCAACAAACAACGTGCGGTTTTGTTTGAAATATTCCGCGTTGATCCCACGCGGCAACACAACGTCACCCTCCAAATCCACCGTTGGCCGGGTGGCATATGCGCGGATTTGCGTTGGTTTGTCCGCGGGTGTCGGCACGATGTACCCGCCAACGTCCGCGGTTGATTTCATGAACAACCGCCCGCTTTTGAATGCGCGGTAGTGTTTCCGCGCCAATCGTTCAAACGCCAACGCCGCAAACTCATTCATGCTCATTGGTTCAACCCTCATCAATGCGAATGGTTCCGCAACGGCATTGCGGGTGAATTTCCGCCGCAACCATCACGTTCATTCCCATGGTGTATGTCACGCCATCGGTTCCGTTGATCACATCGCCCGCACGGAAAAACGGTTGACCGATTGGAACCGTTTGACCCGCCAACGCGGCGTTTGCCCCCTCGCACAATCCGCACGGATTGCCCGACAAATTCCACGCCTTTCCGGTGATCCCAACCTCTTCCGATTGTTTGACCGCGCCGTGTTGATATGCTCGCGGCGTTTCGGTGTTGGCAATCACACGCGCCCGCGTTTGTGACATTTCATCGACACGTTGCAACAAACGTTCCTGAATTTCGGCGCGTGTTTCACCGGCCTCAATTCCCCTGCTGATTTCCGTTTGCAATTGGTTTTTCATGGTGTCGGTGACATCACGCACCAAACGGAAATTGTATTGTTCGATATATTGCCGCGCCGCGTCGGATTGCAACGGGACCACATCCGTCATGCGCATTGATTGCAACGCCTCCGTTGCGCCGCGGTTGAACGCGGCCTCAATGCCCACGCGCATTGCGTCGGCCAATTGTTGGCGTGACAAATCATCAATCGACAACACCAAATCCGCGCCGATGTTGCGCACCTGCTCACCCAATGATGATTCAACCCACGTTTTGATTGCATCGCGGATACGGTTGCCAATTGCATCGTCCGTGTTATCGTCCGCCGCTTTGGTCACACAACCGCACGCGGGGCCGTGCCAATCCCAACGCGCAACGTTCACCGATTTGGTTTCGGTGTCGGCCTCATCCGTCATTCCGCCGCGCAACAACGGACGCAACAAACGCGCCAATTCATCCAATTCCGCGGGTGTGAGTTTGCCCGGCGGTTTGATCTTCTCACCCGATTCCGATTCGGCCTCATCAATCAACGCGGCCATTTCGTTTGCCCAATCGCGGCCCGCATCACCGCCCCACAATTCCCACGCGATCCGGCCCGCGGATGGGAACCCCTGCTCACCATCGCGGAACCCTTCCGCCTCTTTGTCGATTTCGTGGCGTGCGAAATAAGAAACCATCCGCCCGATTGTGTCGGCCGACAACGTGCGCCCGTTGGCCAAATCACGCGCACGCGCAACGCCGACCGCGGTTCCGCCCCGCCCGTATTCTTCCCGCCATTCCAAACCCTGCGAGGCCGCATCACGCACCGCCGCGGGTGGTGTCAAATCCGGCAACGCTTTGTTTTCATGTTCACCGCCGCACGAATCCGTTTCGTGCATGCCGATTCCCGTTCCACACGAACGTTGCCAACGGACACGCGCACCGCTTTTCGTTGTTTCATTTGCCGCAACCTCCGGGGTGAACCGATCCAACGGATTGAACACCGCATCCAACACCGCGGCATCAACCGTGGGAAATGCCGCGCCCGCGATGGCCCGCGCCGATTGCATCGGCAATTCACCATTTGCAACCGCGGTAGCCAAACCCGCCAACGCCTCAACCTGCGCACCGGTCAACGCGGTTGCCGCAACATCGACACCGCCTGCGGCCGCGGCAATCGTCGCATCAACCGCGGGCATCGATTCACCAACGCCGGATTCAGGCGCGACCTCACTCGCTGTTTGCATTTCCGATTCGGCCACGTCAACCGATGCTGATTCCGATTCCGTTTCGGTTTCGGGCAATTCGGATTCCTCAACGTCAACCGATTCCGATTCCGCACCCGCGCCCGCTGGCAATTCCGATTCCGCAACATCGACCGAATCGGATGCGCGTTGACGTGGTGGCAAATACAAAACCCGGCGGTACTCATCTTCCGACACCACGCCCGCGACATATGCCGCGTTCATAATTTGCGCCTCAATCTGTTGGTCTTCAATGTCCGGGTTTTCGTATCCGAACCACATATCACCGGGTTGTTCACCGAACATCGGCAATAGAAATACCGTCAAATCTTCCGCAACGCGGCGCATGCGTTTATAACACGTGCGCATCAACAATCGTTCACCGATTTTCGCGCCCGCCAAATTCGCGTCGTTCAATTTCCAAATTGCTTCGGGAATTCCCGCGGCGCGGTATATCGCCTTTTCGGCCTGCTCAATTCCCGTGATGTATCCCATTTCGTGCGCTTTGGCCGATGCCTGAACCATTTCGGCATCACGAATGATGAGCGCACGGCCCGCGGCAAACGGGCCGGATTTCGCACGCAACGCGGCCTCGGCCTGTTTCATTTGCGCATCGGTGTACGTTGACGGCACGGATAAAATGAACCCCGGTTGCCCCGCGTTTTTCCATCGTGAAACTTCCGTAACCAACGCCGCGTTTTCAGCGTCGGCATATTGCTCAACCGATGACAACCACGAAACGCCATCCCACGGGCGGAACGGGTCGCGTTGATACGGTGAAAAGATAACCTGATCGGCCGGAACCGTTATGATCCCCGATTGTTCGCGCCCGTATCGATAACCCTCAATGAACGATTCACGCGACAAAATCGGTTGCGTGAATTGCGGGTGCAAAATGTATAAACCCGCCGGGCCATCGCGGGTTGGTTCACCCGTCCACACGTAGCATTTGCCCGCGGTTTCACGATACCAAAACAGCATCGTTAGGAAATCCGATGCCGTGGTGACCGGATCGGGATCGGCCAACAATTGCAACGCGGGATGGTCAATGACCTCCTCAATGCGTTCCGCGGATTCCGCCATGTTCGCGGCCTTTGCCGTCGGCCTCATCCCCGAATATTTGCCGCGCAAAAAATCGGCCGTGCGCGGTGACACATCACGCGCCGATTTCACCAACCGCCCGCGACCGGCGCGACGATACAACCGCAACGGTTGCGCCGCGCATTCCGTCGCAATGATTGACGCGGCGTTGTATATCGATCCCGCAACACCACGCGCAACACGGTTGAAATCAACCGCGTTGATTGCTGACACCGACGATGCCGCGTGTTCCTCACCATATCGAATCGATGCCGCGGTGTACCCCGCATCATTTTCCGATGGGTCGCGTTTGCGGGCTTTGAATATGTCGAACAATCCCATTGTGTCACCCCGTCGCGGCGTCCCGCGCAATCGTCACCATTCAACACACCCAATATATGTTCCGCCCGTGGCGTTGCAATCAACGCCCATGATGGCATATCTCAACGCGTCCAACCCGTGATTGTCGCGGTCAACGGGCATGTCACGCACCGCGCCATCACGCCGCGTTGCCCACACATACGAATCGAATTCATCCCGCGTTGATGTCGGCCGCCGGGATTGTTCCAACCTGCGATCACGTTCAACCAACGCGGAACGCAACACGTACAACCCGGGCCGCCCGTTCGGACGCACGCGCACCCGCGCCCGCACCGCATCCAATCCCGCGTCAATATCCTTTTGCGCCGGAATCGTCATCACCCCGTGACGATGCAACGTTTCGCGGTCTTCCCGGTCGTGATCCGCCACGGTGAATTCGTATTGTTCAGCACCGGACAACGCAACGATTGTTCGGGCGTGATCCTCCACCAACCGCCCTGACATATAAACTTCCCGGTACAAATACAACGATTCGCCATCGTCCGCGATCCACAAACATACAAACGGATCGTTGAACCCGAAATCAATTGCGCGATATTTCCGCCACGATTCCCAACCATCCGGCATTGCATCGATGACATGCGCGGCCGCATCGAATTCATCGAACACCACGCCCTCCGCAGAACACCATCGGCCGTCCAACAACCGCGCCCGCCGGTGACCCGTCAACGCCTCAACAGATTGCATGAACCTTCGGCCGTCATCCGTCAACACACCGTCAACCATGAACCGCGGGTTGTCCGCAATGCGCGTTGTGATCCGGCGGAACCATCCCTGTTCAGCACGCACGTTCAACCAATGGCGTTCGGCCGCGGGGTTGCAATCGCACACCAATTGTTGCCACGGCATCCGGCCCGAACGCAACGAACGCAACAATTGTTCAATGTCATTTTCGGTGCATTCGGTGGATTCAAACACCGTGACGGTATCATATTCCGCGGAATACGTGCGCTCCGGCCGATCCAATCCGCCAACCACAACAACCGATCCGTTTGTGTATCGGTACGTTTCGCGGTTTTGTCGGCGCACCGATCCGAACAAATGCATTGACGCGGAATGAACATCGCGTTCCCATGTCACCAAAACCGATTCGGACATTGACGCACGCGTTTTGCGGCATATCAAATGACGCGACCCGGGGAACGCCCACGCCAACGCGTTCACCCGTTCCAATTCGTTCCGTGTTTTGCCCGTCCCCGCCGGGCCTTCGACCAACACCCGCGGTTCACGGGACAACCACAACGCACGATGTGCGCCCGTCGGCCGGAATCGCGGCGCGTCATTCGTCGGTGTTGGTGCTGTTGTCATCGTCATCGAATGGCTCAACCACCGTGTCCACAATCGCAATGAAACGCAATTTGTCGGATTTCGTCCGACGATAAACCGCCCACCGTTTTCCATGCGCCGCGACATACAAACGCACATCCGCGGGCAACGTCAACACCAACCCGTCAATTGGCCCGCCCAACAATTCCATTTCACGCGGGCCGGATTTCATTTGAACGGGTCAACTCCGAAACCCTCAATGTATTTGACCGGACATTGTGTTGCGCTGTTGCCGTCTGGTTGCGTGTCGGCCCGCGCCATCCGATCCGCGGTTGATGCCCTTTCCAAATTGTGACGCAACGCGGCCAACGCCAATTTGACCGCGGCCGCCTGAATGCGCGGTGAGTCTGAACGCATCAATCGTGCGATCACCACCGGGATTGCCGCGGCCAATTCCGACGGCACGGGAACACCACGGGCGTGCATGTCATCCAACGCGGCAACCACCGCGTTCACGTTCGCCCGCGTATGCGTTCCGTCCACGATGTCATCCGCCATGCGCATTGCGCCTCCGTCCCATAAACGTGATTATGTAAAACACCAACCATCAACCGCGGAACATTTCGCACACACGCGCCAACGCGTTGCCGTCGGCATCATCGTTCCCCGCATCGACAAACGGCCCCAACCGCGCCGCGGCATCCAACGCACCGCGCACAACCTCCATTTGTTCCCGCGTCAACCGCACCGTGAATCGTTCCAACCCGTCCGCCGGATCCGCGCCGATGTCATTCGCAGGAGCGTCACCGTCAATGCCCGCCAACAACGATGCGATGTCCGCGCCATCAAACCCGGCATCGGCCGCGACATCCGCCCCCAATGCGTCCAACGCATCCAACAGCGCGGCCGCATCCCATTCCGCCAATTCCGCGGTTCGGTTGTCCGCAATCGCAAACGCGGTTGCCGTCGCATCCGATTCATCGATGACAACCGCGGCCAGATGCGACCACCCCAACGCACGCGCCGCGGCCAATCGTCCGTTCCCTGCGCGAACGATCAACCCGCCATCCGTCAACCGTTGGCACACAATCGGAACCCGCTGACCAAACACCCGCAATGATGTTGCGATGGCATCAATGTTCCGCGCATCATGCGTGCGCACGTTTGCCGGATCCGCCACCAACGCGGTGATCGGATGCAACAACGGCCGCAACGAATCCGGCCCCGCCCACACCGTCCCCCCAATGCCCCCAACCCCCGCGGCATTTGTTCCGTGTGTCACGCTAATTTCAGATTTTGCATCGGTTCCGTTTGACATTCACGATTTGCCCACATAGGAAACCACCGTTTGTTTGTTCCGTTGGTTTCCAAATGCAACGAACCGCGCACGGCAACAAACCCGACAACACCGCCACCGCCACCGCCACCGAATCCGAACACGCATGCGCATCATGCGCCGCGATCAATCACCGATGATGCGCGTTTGCGCCTCATGGCGTTCCGAATATCTTAGACCACAACGCCGCAAACACGGACACGATGGCCCCCCCCATGGCATACCAGGCCCAATTCCTAACCGCGGTGTAATCGTTGCGGATTTGTTCAACGTGCTGTTCAACGTTGCGCAACCGCAACACCAACCCGCGTTCAGGTTCCGATTCACCCGTGATGATGCGCCGGACGGTTTCGATGTCCGATGTCATCCGGCGTTGAACGTCCTCACCCAACGTTTGCGTCATTTGTATTTCGTTCAGGGTTCGTTGCATCGCGGCCATCGCCCGCGCCAAATCGTGTTCGTTCATTTGTCACCGTCCATATCGTCAACGAAACGCCCGCGGAACAAATGTGCAACGTGTATTGCGGCAATGAACACGCAACACCCGGCAATCACGAAACAAACGGGAATCAACAACGCGTGCGCGTTCACGATTGTTGCGCCCGATTGACCAACGCAACGCCGTTGGTTCCCATCCATTCCGACAACAATTTCCCGTTGTCTTTGAACGCGGCCGCAACCGCGGGGTTGGATTGTTTCAACACATCGATGGCATCGATCACGCGGGTTGCCGCGGCCATGGTCGATGATGCGTCACGTTTGCCGCGTAGCCCAAACATCAATCCGCCCGCGCCGATCAACGCGGATGCCAATCCGCCAACCGGCCCGAATAATCCGCCCACGGATTCGGCCGTGCCGACGATGGCGGAAACCCATTCCTGCCGGGCGCGGATGTCGGCCAACGCGGATTCAACCGCGGTGTGTCGGTCGATGCGTGCCGCGTCTAAATCATTCAACCGCGCTGTTGATGCGGTGACGATGGCCGCGAATGCCGCGTCCGCGTCGGCCTGCTGTTGTTCAAATTCCGCGGCCGCATTGCGCAATTTGGTTTGTGCTTCACCCTCAATTTGCGCCGCGATGGAATCGAATCCGCGTTTGGATTTGGCGCGTGCGGATTCCGCGGCCCGTTGCGCGGTTTCCAATTCGCGTTTGATGGCGGTTTCGGTTTGTTTGTCGGCGTTGTCCGCGGCGCGGGATTCCGCCGCCAATTGATCCGCGGATACGTTGCGCCCGGTGATCGGGCTGTTGGTTTTGAATAACCCGCAACCCGCGCATGATGCGGCAATTGCAACGATGACGATACGTGCGGCGTGTCGTTTCATGCGTGAAATATAACCCGCGGAAACGCGGTTGCACCATGGCGGATTTGCGCTGAATCCGTCGCGGATTTGTGCGCGTGTTTGCGTGTGTAACGGTGTGAGCGTTACAAAAACGGAACATGTGCGTTAGCTACAACAGAGAAAGAATATGTTGCTGATGATGTGCGCATACGCGCAACACCGAAACCCGAAACCCGGCGGAACACAAACCGCCGCGGGTGTGTCGGTGGTTGTTTGTTGTGTTGTGTTGACTATC